TACTTCAAAACCACATTTAAAAAGGCATGGCGCACCTGGGATAAACTTTCGTTTCCATACATCAGAATCACTATCATATTCGCCTTTAACATCAAGACAAGTTACTGTCATTTTGTAGTCCGGCAAAGTCTGTGAAGTTAAATCTGTTTCTTCATTGATACTTGCCAATGAAATAGAATTATTTTTAAAGATAATCGGATCGCCGTTACTGTTATTCCTCTTTACCCAATTTAACTGATAGCGTCCGTCTGTGTCGCTATTGTAAAGAGTAAAGTATTTCCAAGCGGAAGGTGTGCCAGTAGAAGTGTATTCAACTTCTTCGTTCAAATCGCTATTGTCTATGCCCTCAAGCCACTCCCAAGAGCCTTCCGAATACTCGTAGACATTTATGTATTCGGGGATAAGACCGCCCTTAAAGCTCAATGTAATTGTAAGTGGCGAGCCGATTCCGATAAAATTGTCATAGTAAGTGTCGGGAACGCCGATTATTGCCTCTGAACCGCTATTCGTAAAGGGCGTAACACCCCAGGGAACGGAAATGTCAGGTGCGGCAATTTCGTCCGTGTTGTCGGGGGCGCAAATGCGGTTAGGATCGTCAACGCCTTTGCCGTCGCCTAAAATCGCATAATATCTTTCGTTATCGCACATTTTAGGTTGAATAACGGGCGCAACGGATTCATCAAGCGAAAGATTTGATTCTCCGCTGACTGTAACAACTTTTTCTACATCAGAATCAACCTCAAAATAGAGCTTCATTGGCGGGCGTATGATTTGATTCTGCTTTTCTTTGAATATTTCACTTACATATCTCATAATTCTTCACCTATTCCGATGATGTTTGCCTCGCAATTCAAGTAGTAAAGAGGCTTGCCCGAATCTGCGTCCATTCTGAACGGTTGCGCTGACCTATCGCCGACATACATTGTCTTAGTCTGAAATGTATTCGCCGCCATATCCCAATAGTAAGCGTCAAAGTAGAAATGCTTGTCAAAGAAAGAACAGATATCCGCCCAAACTTCCGGCGTAAGAACCGCCCATTTAAGTTCTATCTTGTTTGTTTTGGCGATAACAGAACCGCGAACAATGCCGTCGGCGGTTCTCGCCTGGTCAACCATTGTCGCGATAATCTGTTTTCCGCTTTCGTAGGCGGCGAATGGTATCTGAATACTGTCGCCGTCTGCTGATAAAGTGATAAAGTTTCCCGTTCTTTCGATTGACATTTTACAACCCCCTTATCTGCTAAACGCACCGTTAGAAATTGTTGCGCCTCGTTTTCTCTGCTCGCTCTGAACTACCTTGAAAACCTCGTTGCCGTCTATGATGATCTTTATATCTCCGCTATCAGTATTATTGCCGTAAGTAGACATACCGCTTACTACCGCCTGATAGATATTGCTTGCGAGGTTTGCCATAGCACCCTCGTTCATAGCACCCACGCCATAACCTACATTAGAGGTAGGAATAGATACTTGCCTATCAGAAATAAAGCCGTCTGCCGCCTGTAATGACAATCTCGCCATTTGTGAAGCCGCCTCGGTTGCCTTCTTCGTATAGTCCTCAATACCGTTTGCAAAACCGAGAGAAAACCACATACCGCTTTCGTGTGTTTCCTTTGACGGCGAACCCTGTCTGATAGCGTCTGCCAAAGCGTCAAGAGCCGCACCGCCCAAGCTCGAACCCATGTGTTCAGCTTCGTCTATCCACTCTCTCATTCCGTCGATAAAGCCTTTTCCAACCATTTCGCCCGCATATTCGTAATCGTCAACATAAGCGACAGCTCCCCAAGAACCTTCATTTGAAAGTGCCGCGCCCGCGTCATAAACCTTTTTGAGCATAGCTTTTGAAGCCATGCTCTCAGCAAACTTTGTGGCAAGATTTTCGGCAATCTCGGAATAGTCATTATTGTTTGACCATGCACCTTCCGCACCTTTTTTGGATAATGCAGAACCCGAATTGTAAGCGTTTGTCTTTGCGGTTTCTGATCCTAATGTGGTAGTAAACATTCTTGCCATTTCATCGGCAATAAAGCCGAATCTGCTATAAGCACTACCGCCGTTTCCGTCATTTGAAGCTCCACCATAAGCAGAATCAAACAATGCTCGTCCGGCTCCATAAGCTAAAGAACGCCCACTCTTTATGCCGTCAACATAACTTCTCGACTGACTATTGCCCGCGTTGTCGAACCAAGTACCGCCATTACCATTTGCCGTTATGCCGTCATAAGCCGTTTCGAAAAGCTCTGTTGCACTCTTTGAAACAATATCAGCAGCTTTTGAAAAGCCCTGTGCATAGCTCTTAGCCGTCTGTTGTCCTTTTCTGCGAGCTTCGTCATAAGATACATACTCGATAGACATATTCGGCGTTGTTTTCTGATTACGCCTACGAGCTTCATCATAGGAAACATACTCAATAGCCTTACTCGGTATGTAAGCGTTGTTTTCCCAATCGCCTTTACCGTATATGGTCTGATAGTTCCAACTATCTCTAAGGTCGTCGATTTCTGCCTCGATTGCCAATAAGTCGTGGGCAACATCTCTACCCGTCATAAACTTATACAGTTCTTGCAAAGCGGGGTTAGAATCAAACATTTTGAGCATTGTCTTTAGGAACTCTAAATAAAACTGCTCGCTATATGTCCTTCCCGCCTCTCTTGCTCTCTGTGCAATTTCATCGGGTTTGCCAAAAATCAACTGTCCTATCTGACCGCCTGGTGAAGCAAGCCACGCCTGACGGAAAAATTCATCGTAAATGGTATTTCCGTGTTTTGCCGCGTCCTGTCTTAACTGTTCGGGTGTCTTACCCAATATCCAAGTCCAAATATCTTTGAAACCGCCCGTAGGACTATTAAACAGACTGTCGATAAACGCCTGTCCTATTGTCTGTCCGTTCTGAGCCGCTTCTTCGGCTAATTCTTCGGGTGTTTTGCCTAACGCCCATTCCCAAAAGCCTTGCCCGATTGCGCCCGCGCCTCGGACAAATATATCAATAGGCAATTCAAGCGGTTTCTGTTTCCAATCGGCAAAGAGTTTTTCGAGCGTTTCTCTTGCCTCTTTAACACGGCTCTCGATTGCCGATGTGAGAAAATCATATCCAGGCGTGAGAAGTCCTGTTAAGTTTGATTGCTCGCCTGATGAACTTCCACCGCTACCCGAACCGTTATCGGGGCGCAATACATTCAGTTCGTCTAAACCGATTGTATAATCTCTTATCTTCTTTGCGTTCTTTGCCGCCGCGCCCGTTGCCTCAACTATATCATCGTAATAGTCAACTTCGTCAGCAACGCCGATACGGTCTGACATATCGGGTATTTCAAAACCAAAGAACCGCGCAATCTCTTGAAAGCCGTCCTCTAAAACATTAAAGAACGCCGTAAGGTACGGTAATACTTCGTTGATTGCCGGAATGAAGATATTTCCCAATGCCCTTGCGGTCATGGAAACCTGTTCATTAAATATCTTCATTTGGTTAGCGGGATCGCGTAAGGTTTTACCCATATTGCCCTGAACTTCCGTAACCTGTGTCATAAGGGCAATATAGCGCAACTGTACCTTTTCTTGCTGCGTGAGCTGATTGAAATTGACTATCCTGTGTTCTATGTTATCGTCAATGGCTTGTGTATTTGCCTCGATAGCACCCGTTTCTTGATTTATCGTGTAGGTTGTAACACCGTAGTTTTCGGGGTTTGAGGCAATATCAACGAGCTTACCCTGGGAAATATCCCAACCTAATTTACGGATAGGCTCGATTCTTCCTGATAAAGCCGCTTTAACCTTATTCTGAGCTTCTTCGGTTGTGAGGTCGTAATATGACGCAATATCGTAAGATAACTGCGTCAACTGTTGCGACATATAAGCCGCCTGATCTCCACCAACGCCAAAGCCTTTAATAAGGGTTTCAAATATACCTTGTGCTTTCTGCCAACCCGCAACATCAATACCCATAGATTCGCGTACCGTTTGGGCGTATTTGCTTGCATTGTCAGCATACTCGCCAAGTGACACATTAAACATATTAAGTGTCTTGATGTATGTCATTGAATCTGCTATGCCGTCAGAAATAATGCTTGATAATTTTCTGTAAACCGCAATCAAGGCGGTAATCTTTATCGCCTGATTTGCGAATGAATTAGTAAGTTTATCAACACCTTCCGAAGCCGTCTTTGACGCTTCGCCTGTTTCCTTGATGTTTACCGTAACCGTCTTGCTTTTCAGTTTGTTAAGAGCCTTTTCGAGTTCGCCTAACTTGTCGATAACTTTATCAAGATTCGCGGTATCAAGTTTCGAATTTATATCTAATTCCAATGCGTCAATCTTTTCGGAAGCCATAAGTCAATTACTCCTTATTGAACTTTTTGTTGACCTTCATCATTTGTGCTTGCATATAAGCAAAGCCTCTGTCTGTAACGGCTTGCGATTCGGCGTTTTCGTCTGATGTTTCCTTGCCGAACATGGGATAAGGCTTATCAAGATACGGTTCGGGTTTCGGGTGTTTATTGAACGGGATAAGCAAGGGTGCAATCCTCGCTATTGCCTCGTAGACATAAGCACCTTGTAACCACATATCTTCGTTTTCCTTCTTACGCTTTAGCTCGTATGCCTTGCGGTATGCAATTACGAGCGTGTGATCCTTATTAAAGAACTCGTCGTAAGTCATTCCCATAACGAGATAATCAGGCAACGCTTTGTCGAATAATTTACGGCAACTGTCGAGGGTTTGGGTATTGCTACCTTCCCCCTCGACGCACATACCGTTTGAGGACGATATTGCCGTTAGTTCATCGTCCACTTTATCGCGTTTTTTGAGTTTTCCTCGTCAAAGAGTGATTCTACGGGTGCCTTGTATAACTCAATGAGAGCGTCGAGCAAACCCACTTTGTCAACTTTGTCAAAGATTTCGTCCACTTCCGCGACTGTAAGTGAACTGTGATGTGCAAGGAACGCACCGCGCCACAAGGTTGTAAGGCTCTTAATGGGTTTATTGGCAATCTCGGAAATGCTAAAACCCATATTCTCGGTTGCGATTACCGTATTCCTGGTGTATGCGAGTGTGTATGCCTTGCCGTCGATTGTAAAATTCAATGTCTTTTCCATAGATAAATACCGTCCTCAAAAGTATTATGCAATAGTGTGTCCGTTAAGAAGCTGAGAATGTAACTCCCGTTGTAGGAATGATACCAACAACCATTTCGGAAACCTCATTTACTCCGCCACCCTTCTTAGATACATACGGATAACCCTTGAAAGAGAATTTACCGTTGTGTCCGTCAGGTGTTCCCGCATTATCTCCAAACCAAACGCCGAAGTTGGATTCTGTACCTTCCTTGCCCTTGATTGTAGAGTAAGTTGTTGCGTCGTAGTTGCAAGTAAATTCGAGATTGCCGCCATTGTCCTTAACGCCTGGTATGTACCAATGCTGCTCGTCAGACAATGTAGTTGCCTGTAACTGCTCCGGCGGAGCAACCATATCAGGGTAATCTTTAATGTCAACGAGCTTCGCCCATGTAAGTGTGCCTGATCCTGTACCTTCCATAAGGTAGGACGAAATAGTGCTGATTGCCATAATCTTTTATCTCCTTGTGTATAGATTTCCGCTTCCGTCTGCGGTAGCCGTAAACGTAGCGGTTATTCTGTAATTTTGAGCATTGTTCAGATCGCTCATAGGTTTACAGGAAACCATATTAAAGTTAAGTGAAAAGAGCTTGTCTATTACTATCTGCATAATAGATTCGGCTTCGGTTTTCTTGCCGTCCGTCTTGTTGGTGTAAACATCAACGGTTATGGTAATATCTCGGAAATTATC